TACACCTGCCGAAGTACTAAATGATTTAGACCCCGTATTTATTATAGATCAATATCATGTAGTGGTTGTTAATCTTAATGGCGCAAAGTCGATATTAAAATTACAAGATAGAAGTGTTGGAATTGATTTGCCTTTAGTTTTGACTACTGATTTTATTACATTGCCTACTTCTACAGGTATAAAGGGAGATACTGGTAAAGGAATTTCTTCAGTGTCAAAAACAGCTACAGTTGGATTAATTGACACTTACACAATTACTTTTACAGATTCATCAACTAGTACATTTACTTTAACAAATGGAGAGGCAGGTAATGATAGTATGGTTCCTGGCCCAGTTGGTAATGGAGTGGCTTCTATAGCTAAAACAAGTTCGGCAGGACTAGTGGATACTTATACTATAACTTTTACTAATGGAGCAACTACCACTTTCACTATTACAAATGGTTCCAATGGAACAGGATCTCCTGGCGCCGATGCCTCTAATAATCTACAGCGAGACGCTTCGTCTAGTTTTACGCTGTCGGATACAGATAATAACTATGTAATACAATTAAAGAATACTGCTGATATTATTGTTACGGTTCCGGCCTCCGGATTGCGAACAAAATTTAATGTAGGTTTTTCGAGATTAGGAATAGGAGAAGTAAGTTTCGTAGGAGATACAGGTGTAACATTACAAAATCCAATAGGTTACAGAATAAATAGACAGCTTGATCCTGCTTATCTTGAGCGAGACGCCGCTAGTCAGATTTATACGTTATTTGGACAAACTAAAATATAAAATATGCATCCATTTAAAAAAATGATTCTTAGTATGTGTATAGAGGAAGAAACTATAACTCCAAATTACTCAGAGGTAGTAATATCTACCGTTTCAGATGATTTAACAGGACCTGATGCTTGTGCAAACCAATTAGACATAAGTGCTATAAAATACCATAGCGGAGAATTAGCAGATCCTATTGTGGGAGATGTTATTTTTAATGATCCTGAAGGGCTTTCAAGCTTTAACGGTAATAGTGAGTTTTGGAAATTTGATAGTTTTGGAATAGGTTTTAGTAGTATGAAAATAAACACATTAGGTGTAGTTATTGAAAAGCAATCTTGTTAATTAAATAAAATTAAATCATGAGTAATAAAAGAATTCGTCAAATTACAGAAACTATATTCGGAAGAGAGCCATTCGTTTATACTGTTGGACAAGAAAGAAATTTACCTATAAATGGAAAACATGAAAAACGTACCATATTTGAAATCATAGCAACGGAAACTTGTTATGAGATTTATATTGGCTTCGGAACAAAAATGCAACATTGGAACGATATTGCTAAAAGTGACCGAGTAAACGTTCAATACTTTATTGACTAATTATGAGGATGACCGATAAATTTATCGTATCGCCGTTAAACGGAGAAAAATTCCTGAATACTAAACAAGTAGGCGACAAAACTCTTATCACCAATACTTCCATAGAACATGCTTCTAATGTAAACCGTATTGGAGTTGTAGTTTCGTTACCTATGAATTATGAAGGGAATATTAAAGTTGACGATCACGTGGTAGTTCAGCACAATATTTTCAGAACTTATTTCGACGGAAAAGGAAGAACAAGGGAATCTGATTTTCACATTAAAGATGATTTGTACCAAGTTTTGCCGGAATTGATTTATTTAATAATTCGTGGCCAAGAGAAAATAGCCGTAGATAATTACGTATTTATCACTCCTATCGTAGAAAATAAAAAATGGATTGGAGAAACAGAACTAGAACATGTAGGTATAGTTAAATACACCAATGACATACTGATTAAACAAGGCGTAAAAGTAGGCGACAAAATAGCGTTTGGTACTGATTGTGAATATGAATTCTTAATCGAAGACGAAAGACTGTACCGCATGAGAACAAGTCGGATTCTTGCTAAATTAGAATCGTAGTTTTACTATGCCTTTTTTAAACGACAACAAACGTTTGTTAACGTTTAATTTATATCTTTGTCTATATGAAAGGATTAAGTGAGGAAATAGAAATATCCATTAAGGATGCGCTTCGGGGCATGGAACTTAGCGTTGACATTTTAAAAGTCGATGATGATAAACTACACACTCTTGTTAAGTCAAGGATTGATTCTTTTACAGCGATAAAAGAATTGCTTGTTTCTTGGCAAAACTCCCCGAACGCACCAAGTCACGAAAAGTTAAAAAACTATATCGTAGAACTTGTTAATGCCGGAGAAAATTCAATTCATGTATTAAGACAAGCGTTAAAAAAGAAGATTGATTTTTCTGAATTAGATGCTGAAAAATACGGAAATGCAATACGCTCTAAACCAATAATCCTAAAAGCCATAACGGATATAAACTCCGGAAATTTAGAGCTTCGAAACCAAATCGAAGCAGATAAATTTGATTTAGCTGAAAGAGATTTTAAGCGAGGTTATCCTGAGAAGTTTGCCAATCAAGAGTTTTATCCAACTAAAAACTATCACAAAGAATGGTATGACGTAGACACGGATAGCGTAATGATTTGCCCGTTAGGGACCAAAGGTGAGATTATCACATTGGACGGACTGAATATCATGTTGCCTAAAAAACCAAAACAAACTGAAATACTTTACCACAGACTCCCAAAAGAGCAACAATATTGGAGAAGAGCAGAGATGCCAGCAGGACTTACGCCGGATACTGAAGAAGCTTTTACGGAATTTATCTTGAAGGAATTTAAGAGAAGACGCGAAGGAGTTTGGTTTATGAATAACGGTAAAGCAGTTTACATCACTCCTGAACATTATATGGGATTGCAGTGGAATCAAATGGCAGATACCGGCGGATACAAAGAGTTCAGAATGGCACAGGCTAATATGTACTATTTTGCCAAAGCTTGCCTTATGGACAAAAGATGCATCGGAATGTTTTTTACCAAAGGACGTCGTACCGGATTTACCGAGATGGCATTAGACCATTTGGTACAATTATCTACAACGACCAAAAATCAAAAGATAGGAATCACATCTAAGAGTGACATAGATGCCGCCGTTGCTTTCCAAAAATACTCGTATGTAATTCAGAATTTACCATTTTTCTTTCAACCGGTAGTAAAAGGTAAAATTGATGATATTAAGAAAATGGTATTCGGGAAGCCGTCGGATAATTCAAGAGCAGCCAAAAAAACTAAAGACACGTCAACTTCTGATTATCTAAATACCACAGTCGATTACAGAGCCACTGCTGTACTTTCTTATGACTCTGTAAAACTCGATATGTACTTAGGTGATGAAGCTTCAAAATGGGAGTATTTAAGCTATTTAGCACATTGGGCGAATATTAAGCCTACTATGATTCAAGGTGGTAGAGTTGTTGGAAAAGCATTTATTGGCTCAACAGTAAATCCACTAAACAAAGGAGGTAGCGATTTTAAATTAATGGATATTGGTTCGAATGTATCAAGACGTAATGAGAATGGCAGAACTACTACGGGATTATACGCGTACTTCTTACCGGCCCATCAAAATGCTGAAGATTATACCGATAAATATGGAGTTTGTCATTCAGTAGTAGAAACCGGAAAAAGTTTTATAAATGTACAAGGAGAACTAAAACTCTACGGTGCATTACAGTACTTAGAAAATGAATTTAGGTCAGCAAGACTACTTGGAGAAAAGAACTATTGGAATGCACGACGTTTAGATCCAATCACAAAAGTAGATGCTTTCAGGGATGAATCAGTTTCAACGATTTTTGACGAAGAAAAAATTAATGCCCAATTAGAGCATAATGAACTGTATGATGTTCGCAAAACTTTAGTGCGAGGTAATTTCTCATGGGAGAATAATATTCCGGATACAAAAGTGAATTGGAACCCTACTAAAAAAGGACGGTTCCTTGTGGGATGGATACCGCCGGAGGACATGCGTAATAAATGGGTAGTAAAACGAAATGAATTTGGACACGTTTCAAAGCATCCGTTGAATGATGATTTAGGCGCTTTTGGAACTGATACTTACGATCAAGACTCAGTACAAGGAAGTAAACTTGAAGATACAGAAAATGGCTCAGAGTACAATGGAGGATCAAAAGGCGCGATGCATGGATTGACAAGAACTACAATGAAAGATGCACCGAGCAACTTCTTTTTCTTGGAATACATCACAAGGCCACAGACTGCCGAAATATTCTTCGAAGATTGCTTAATGG